ATACACATTAAGTACATTTGTACTTATTTTTTTTGCTGTTTTAATGGAAAAAAATGGTATTTGTTGAAAATGGAAAAATGTATGTGATGTAATAATTTTATATACACCAAACGATTTTGGGTAACCTGGGTATCGTACACGAACATGCGTTTGCACGCACATACGTTCTCATGCACTCATTTATACCACATTATTACAATAGTTACATTTTATAAAAGATATGTTATATTATGGTATATTTAACATATAGTATAATGATGTTATAAAATTATTAAATTGAAGCGGGATATGTAAAATGATTTGGCTTTCTAAAATAGCCTACAATCAATTTAAAATAAAAGTTAATACTAAACCATTAGAAAGCACTAAAATTGCTTAGAATCGATTTTAAAGCGTCTAGTGACGTTCCAGATGTTTTTGTTATCAGTTGGATGCACCTTATCCCTACATACCTATATAATGTAATAAAAAATAACACTAAAGTTATAAAAAATACTGTACATGTATGGACAAAAATAGTATAATTGAGGCGGGGGCGTCTGCATATTGATAACCTAAAATGAGTAGTTGAAGACAAGCTGGAAAAATAAAAATCGGGAGGTAAGAAAAATGTATAAAGCGTATTGCGATCAGAAAGGCACGTTCGAAATTAGTAAAAACTTAGGAGATTTTATCCTAGGTTGGGATGTAGGAAGTTCCACTGCACCTGCAAAAATGGACTTCGCACCTGAAAAAATGGACTTCTGCTTTACAGAAGGTACTTTCGAGTTTTGGTTAGACTGCTACAAGACTATTTGCGACAATGCGGGAGATTTTTACGATATACCGCACGCACGACTTGTAAGAATGAGTATCGAGGAATTAGTTAGTATTTTAAAGGAAAACGCAATTAAACGTCTTTCAGGTAACGGGGGGGAAGTTAAAAGGTGTCCAAAGTGCGGGGAAAGGCTAGACACCGATTGTAATGCAGTATCGCGGCTAGATGGTGCAGACATCTGCACAGACTGCGGTACTATAGAAGCACTTAGGGAGTTGACCGAATGATAAACTTAATATTATTAATAATACTTATCTGTACAGCATACAGCCTGACCACACTCTTGATGTGGTTGGACTCAAAAATTGGGGGGGGTAAAAAATGAGAGTGCGATAGCACTCTTTTTTTTATCCAGAAATATGGTTTATCGTCTTCACATAACGACAAAACGATAAAAAGTATTTACAATATAACAATAATATGCTATAATTTAATTAATGTTAATGAATGGAGGTGAATGACATGAACGTAGTTGAATTGATTTATACACTTCAAAAAGATAGTGAAATTATTGAAGAGCAAATGAAAATGAACGACGAAGAAAAGCGAAAACATTTTTTGGAGGGATACAAGAATTGCTTGAATGTCATTATCGAAAATTTAAAATTAGAAAAGAGGTAAAAAAATGTTTGAATTGAGAAAATTTCAAGTGCATCCTATGATGCACGAGGAGAAAATAATACGGGATATGAGTACCGAAGAATACATGGAAATGTTAGAACATTTCGACCATGTATACAGTCTGATACTTGATTTAGTGTTATACAAAGAATATTCGCAAGAAAGTAAGTGCACACTTTTCGACGTGTGGGAAAAAATAAATTACCACAAAAATCAAGCAAGAAAAATATGGACTTATGAACAATTCATAAGTCCAGATGAAAAACAATGAGTGCGAAAGCACTCATTTTTTGTTACAAAAAACTAAAAAAAATTATCACATAACGATAAAATTGATTTGATTTATAAAATATATATGATATAATATAATTATAGTTAATGAAGGGAGGTGAATAACATGACAAACAAAATGGTAATTAGTCGGTTTTTATCCGGACAACCAGGTTCAAGCAAAAATCTGCACAGTTACGGACACAAATTAGTTAATTATTCCACAATGATTGCTTATCACAAAGACGGAAAGGTTTGTATTGATACGAAAAAATATTCCGTGACAACAAGTAAAATACAGTATCACTTGAAAAGACTAGCAGATGAAAGTGGACTTGAAGTTTCTTTTTATGAATCTAATGCGTACTTTTGGAGGTAATAGCATGAAAGTTTGGAACGGAACAGGAAATGAAATCGAGTGGGAAATTGTTTCAGACAAGTTTAAACGATGTATTGATTGCAGCAATCATATCAAGAACGAAGTAAAAGCATTAAATTTAAAAGGTAAAGAAAAAAAACAGTATATCTTAAAATATCAGGAAGGCGATAACTGTCAAAACCATACGCATTTATATCAGGATAAAAGTAGTAAATTATGGCACGATAGCAACAACAATTTTGCTTATGGTGAAAATATTCCTGGTGGATGGATAAGGTTATGAATTTGCACAGCGGGAAAATTGACTATCAAGTCAAAAATGGTTACGTACATTTGTACGTAACCGACGATTTTAAAAACAGTATCGAAATCGTTTCGACAAAAGAAGAATTAAAATTTTTATTAAAAATACTATTAAGGATGTGAACTATGAAAACAATTGAAGTTTATAAAATTGACGAACTTGAAGACAAGAAAAATGCTTTAAAAATAGTTAGAACTATAATAAATAATAATTTCCAACATGAATACGAATTGTTAGAGTATGACGCAAGTAATATTTTAACATTTGATTACGACTTACCCGAAGACTTGCAAATTTTTATGCAATGCGACTATGATGTAGATACTTTGTTTTTTGAAGCAGATTTTACACACGACCAAGTTTTACAAATTTTAGAAAAAATATTAGAATTAGACAAACTAGAAGAAATAAAAAACATGATTTTAAACCATAATGTTATGTTAACAGGAAGTTTTAAAAGAGATTATTTTTACGCAAGACAAATCTATTTCGAATTTTCCTTTTCGAACATCGATGGGGAAACTCAGGAATTACAGCATGATTTGTTAAGTTTTATCTGTCATGAAATAAAAAAATATTTTGAATCTATTTGTCAAAAAACAAAAATAACATTAAATGTAATATTACATTATTTTAACAGTGAGGAATATGAAATTGAATACGCAAGAGAAAGGGAATATTATTTTACAAGTAAAGGATATTTAGTAACAGAATAAAATTTTAATAGAGAGTCGCTTGACTCTCTATTTTCGCAGCTCAAAAAAATATAATTTTAATAACCACGTAACGATGATTTAAACCACATAACGATGATTTAACTTTTATTAAATTTTTTTTAACAAAAGTATTGACAGTTAAAATTATATAAAGTAAAATATAAACAGAAGGAGGTGATAAAAATGTTGAAAGAAAATGAAACTGTTTATGTAACCATTAGACAAATATCAGAAAGCGGTTTATCTAGAAAAATGAGTTTTTTTAAAATTGAAACTTGGCAACATGATGGTTCTCAAAGTATCAGAAATATTACCGATTATGTGGCTGAAATAACAAACCACAAAGTGACAGGTGATAAATATGGTAGAAAAACAATTAAAGTAGTTGGAGCGGGAATGGATATGGGATACCACATCGTAGAACAAATATCTCAAAAACTAAAAATTAAATTAAGGTATGATATTTTATAAAAAATTTTTTTAAAAAAAAAGAGGTGTTATGATAATGTCAATCAAAACAGAACTAAGAATAAGACAATTAAAAGCAATGAATACTTGCATGATGCAGTGCAATGACGAGGAATTATTTGATGAGTGGATTTGGATTTTTCCTGACGAAGCATCGGATGCTGACATTCAATCCATTGCAATGGATGATGAAGCATACAACGATGTATGTGATTTATTTGCAAGGTTGGTATCATTTGATGGATTTAAAATTTAATGGAGGTGATGAAATGATAAAAATCAAAAATGAAACAGGGTATACAATTGAATTGGACGATTATACTGATAAAAACGGTAAATCTGTTTTTGAACCGTTTGAAACAATGGAATTTGACACATGGAAAGACTACAAACCTAGAGAAATAATTGTTTATAACGATGGAGATTGTAAATTGTATACATCAAATTCATGGGCAGATATTTACGAAAACGAATATTTCACAGTATATATATAAGCATCTACCATAATTTCGTAGACTACTCTATTTCGATGGAGTAGTCTATAATATTTTCTTTTTCAAAAAAATCTAGAGTCAGGTCTATCATTATCATGATTATATCTTCATCCGGTACGACACCTGCCGCAATGAGTCCGTCATGGAGGAAGTCTGCCCAATCATCTGTGCTAATAAAGTTAGCCAATTGAATCACCCCTTAAACTATTGATGTTAATAGTTTCTAATTTTGATTCTAAATACCTAATATAATCTTGATTAATTTCTGGATTTTGTTTTAATTCTATTAGTCTCACAACCATAGCATAATATTCGCCTTCGTTCATATTTCTACACGCACTTCCTTCAATCTCGGGTTATGTCCATCACTGTGCTTTCGTACAACACTTAAATAAATTTTAGGAAATCCAACATTACTTGGTGGAAATCCTGCCATCTCAGCGTAACTATGTTCATGCGTCAATGATGACCCTGTTACGATAAAATACTGTGTCATTAAATCAATTTTATTATTTCTTTCATCAGGGATATAAATTTGTTTGCTACATGCTTGTCGCTGATGTACATGTCCCATCAAATATATGTCTGCTAGTACAGTGCTAGCTTGCTTCTGCAAGCGATTCATCGCACCGCCTGGAGTAGAACCACCACCAGCACCGTGCCAGACAGATACATCAAATGACCTACCAGAAAAAGTATATTTTACTACACCTTGGTAGTTAGCGTATTTGTCTTCAAGTCCCATCAGCTGTGCAAAATATAAAGATAAATCAAAACCCGAATCTTTACGAATACGTTCTTCGTGGTTTCCTCCAACGATACAATCGATAATATCTTTATACGGGTATAAGATAGATTTAGCTTGCATCATTTGCTGTTGTCCATTCTGGTCTTGCTCATAGACTCCAGCACCAACAGAAGTTTTAGTAGCGACTTCGGCAAGGTCTCCCATCAAAATGATTCTAGCGTTTTTAGTTTTGTCTATTTCTTTAAGTTGCTTTTCTAAAATTCTTCGGTCAAAGTGAGCAGAGCCTATATGCAAATCCCCGATGGGAAAAATAACAATTTCACTATTTTCTTTTTCTATTTCAGCTTGAATATATTTCATTGCTCACCTTCTTTCTTTTTAATTAAAAATTCTAAATACCATTTGGCTTTATTTAAATCTTCTAACCCATTTTTTTCGTTATATCTCCATAAATATTTAATTATATTTCCAACTAGATAAGATTCAACGCCATCAAGATTTACTGTAGCAGATTCAATTGCGTCAATGCACTCTACTTTACCTTGTTTGTAATGACTTGGATTAATTTTATCCACGTTTACCTCCAAAAAAAATACCCACATTTGTGGGCGAGTCGTATTACAAGGGGGAGGGTGATAATCACAATAATTATCGCACATAATTAATATAACATATTTTACATTTTTTTCATATCATAAAATTATATCTAAAATTCTAACAATAATTTAAAAAAATTTAATTCGTTGCGTTGACAAATTATATAAAAGTATGTTACTCTTTTTTTAAAGGAGGTGAGAATATGTTAAAAAATAATATTAAGTTTGAAAGACGTTCTAAAAAGTTTGACATGACACAAAAAGAAGTTGCAGAAGCAGTTGGTTTGTCAGTTATTTCTGTCTATAAAATTGAAAATGGTCAGGGATGCACGGTCGAAACGGCACTTAAGCTTGCAAAACTTTTTAAGTGCAGTGTAGAAGATTTGTTTGAATTAGAGGAGGAGGAATAATAATGACAGAATTTAAAACTGTTGTTTTTACGGAAGGTAATCAAGATAGGCATCATGATTGGTTTAGTGATGAAATTAAAGTTATTGCAAATTGCTGCGTCTGTGATAACGAAATTGAATCAGATTTTTCTCATTTGATAATCGATGGCGATTATGTATGTGATTGGGACTGCGTTCACGATTGGGTTAAAAAGAATTTCTTAGTTAAAGAAATAAATTGAGGTGTTGGAATGGTTACGGTACATGCATACAGTATTAAAGGTTTAAAAGTAAACATCGAACAATCAACAGATACCGGTTTTGTTTTTAAAATTTATGAATCAGATAATTTTAATGTAGTTGTTTTTATGGAGAAATCCGATTTAATAAAACTGAAAGAGGTAATAAACAATGTACAGTTATAACACGCATGACTTATCAACAGAAGACTTTCAAGTCCGATGCTACAACGAAGGAACAAGAATTGTTGTACATTTAGAACAGAATGACGGTTCAGTTTTCATCACATTTACAGACGAAGAACAGTTTAAAAAGTATGTTTTTGAGTTAGCTTCTGTATTTGGAAAGGTGGTAGCAAGATGAGTAGAGAAGCAGCGTTGCAAGATTATATTACAGTTAATGAGCGGATAATGGAATTCTATGACCGTTATCCGCAAGGAAGAATTATCACCGAAATTGTATCATTACAAGATGCAGTAGTAGTCATGAAAGCTTCTGTATATAGAAGTCTTGATGAAAAAGAACCTTCAGCAACAGGGTTCGCTTACGAGAAAGAAGGTTCTAGCTTTATAAACAAAACATCTTTTATCGAGAACTGTGAAACTTCAGCAACAGGGCGTGCTATTGCTAACTTAGGTCTGAGTGTTAGAAAGTCCATAGCAAGTCGTGATGAAGTAGAGAACGCTAAATTGCAGCAAGATATACTTAATCAAGAGAAAAACTTACCCGCTCCACAAGAAATCAAAATTAAGTATCAAGTAGGAAAAGGCGACCTTGATGGCTTCGATGAATGGTTCGAAGGCATGAAATCAAAAGGAAATACGCACAGACAAATTGAAACCGTATTGACTAAAAAACTTATGGAAAGAGGTAAATCATGAACCGACTTGTGATGAAAGGTAATCTAGTAAAAGAAAATAATTTTAAAATTAGTGAAAAGGGTAACGCATTTCTAGTAAATTCCGTTTCTGTGACGGAAGGAAAGGATAAAAAACGAACAGACTATTTTAATATAGTAGCATTCGGTGAAGTTGCTGAACAAATCGCTAATGGTTATAAAAAAGGTTCGGAAATTTCTTTTGAAGGTAAAATTCAAAATAATAATTACGAGTTAAATGGACAGAAAGTTTATCGAGACCAAATTATTATTGAAAAAATTATTGTACAAGAAGTTTCTAAAAAAAATATTACAGATTTATTATATGGTTCAAAAGAGTTGAATAAAGATGTGGAGTTGCCATTCTAATGGATTATGTGGTTATTGTAGATGAAATAAAAAAAGTGAATTCGAGATTGACAAATGCTATAATCGAATTAAATCGTTTAGCCAAGGCGAAAGCTGAGGCTGAACGAGATTATCGATTGGCTATTTTCAAAACGACAGTAGCATTAAAAGAAGAAGGATATGCGATGACCATCATCCCTGACATGGCAAAAGGAAAGTGTTCTGATGAAATGTATCAGAGAGATTTAACAGATGGGCAATTTACTGCAGTACGTGATTCCATATCTGCATTGCAGACACAATCAACAATGTTGCAGTCCATTCTTAAAATCCAAAGAGAAACAGATTGGCAGGGTTAATAATGGCTGAACCATTTCCGAAATCTAAACAACTCGCCAAGAAACGTATAAAAACAACACAACGACAAATGGGTGCTATTAGTAATAAGATTCGTGAAGTTGTTTACGAGCGTTCTAGTGGCATCTGTGAGCGTTGTAGTAGCCAACGTGCAACTCAAATGGCACACTTGATTGGAAGAAAGCAATTGAATCATGTGACAACAGAAAAAGACTTGATGCATTTATGTGTTTTATGTCATAAATGGCTCGACGAAACTGTAGAAGGCATAGAATTTAAAAGGAGATTTCAGTATGGTAAAGATTACGAATAAAACAGGTTATCTTTTAGCACTACCAGATGGAAGTTACTTAAACAATAATGATGCAGCATATTTTAAACAATTAAAAGACATTCCTGAAACAGATGATATTCAGATTTGTTTTTATAAAGGTGAGATAAAAGAATTTGTTTACATGACTGAATATCAACGTGATTCGTTCGGTGATATCATTACAGAATATCGATTAAATAATTATTTATTATAGGGAGGTAACTATGGCACAACGAAGAATGTTTAGTAAAAAAATTATTAACTCTGCTAAATTTTTAAAGATGCCTGTATCAACACAGTTACTATATTTTCATCTAGGACTAAATGCTGATGATGAAGGTGTTGTAGAAGGGTTTAATGTTATGCGAATGATAGGTTCTACCGAAGACGATTTAAAAATATTAGTCGTAAAAGAATTTGTTATTGTACTTAATGAAGACCTTGTAACATTTATTGTACATTGGAATGAACACAACTTAATACGAGCAGACAGAATGGTAGATAGTATGTATAAGAATTTACTAGTAAAAATAAGTAGTGTTGAATATCTGGAAGGAATTGTCAGTTATGAGGATGAAAGTCAAATGACAACCAAACGACAGACAAATGACAGCATAGGTAAGGTAAGGTTAGGTAAGGTTAGGTTAGGAAAGGATAAGTACTTAGAAAGGGTGATGCTGACAAAAGAAGAATATGATTTACTACTTAAAAAATATGAATCAAAAGAAAGATTGGATAAAGGATTAGAGATTTTAAATAATTATATCCAAGCCAAAGAACCAAAATACAAATCCCATTACCACGTAATGATTGGTTGGGTCTATGAGAGGGTGATGAATGATGAAAAATCTAGGGGATGGAATGCAGCAGATGTTAGAAAAGATAGAACAACTGAAACAACAGAGCAAAGAATTCCAAAGTACACTACCAAAAAATATCTATAACTGTAAAAAATGTTCAGATAATGGTGGATATATCATCATCAAAGATGCATTAGAGTATTATATAGAATGTGAATGTTTTAAAAATTCGCGTTCAGACAGATTATTTAAAGCGAGTCAAATCACATTTGAGTTTAGAAAGAAAACTTTCAGTAGTTGGGATTCTTCATGGATGCAAGACATCGTACGTAACGCACGTATTGCCTCTCAGGACTATGCTTGTAGGTTTGATAGTATAAAGACAAGCAGGCACAATTCAATCGCTCTCCTAGGTCAATCTGGAGCGGGTAAGACACACCTTCTCATGGCTATTGCAAATCAGTTAATGGATAGTGGCGTGCAAGTATTTTATTTCCCTTTTGTTGAAGGGTTCAATGATTTAAAGTCAGATTTCGACAACTTAAATAATAGAATTGAAAAGATGCAGAAAGCAGAAGTTCTATTCATAGACGATTTATTTAAGGGTAGAAAAGACTCTACTCAATTTCAAATCGAACAAATGTTTGCAGTAATTAATTATCGTTATATGAATAATCTACCGATGTTGATTTCATCGGAAAAACTTATTGAAGATTTATTGCAAATTGATGAAGCATTAGGAAGTAGAATCTACGAAATGAGTAAGGAGTATACCATTGAACTAATTGGTACTAATCTCAATTATAGAATGAAAGGTGATGACGATGAAAGGAACTCCTGAATTTTTAAGAAAATCTAGAAAAAAACTAGGGTTTACTCAGCAGCAAATGGCGGATGAGCTTGACATGGGATTAGTTTTTTATCAGTTCTTAGAATATGGAGAACCACTCTGGGATACAAAAAATTTGAAAAAGAAAGTGAGGGATTTATTGAATGTGCATAAACATTGACTATGCTAAATACGTAATACCTTATAAACAAAAATTTATTGAAGTTAAAATATCTGACGATGAGTATGAAAGACTTTATGACTTCGCAAATCAAATTGCTGCACAGAAACACGAACAACATTTTAAAATTGATGATGATAAAATTTCCAAGCGTTTTCTAACAGGACTGTTGGGAGAACGAGCAGTAGAATTGTATTGTGGTATTAATGTAATTGATTATGAAGTTGGAGATGCTAAAGATTTTAATGTTCCCGATATTCAAGATATGCAAATTGGAATTAAATCTACAGAGTGGGGGAAATTTCCAATCATTTTTAAACGGAACGATTATGCTCAAATCATTACGCTTGTTGACCACAATAAAAAAATAGTTTATCTATGTGGTTATGCTTCTATATTTTTACTAAATGAATTTCAAAGTGATTCATTAATATTAAGTGATAAATTAAAAGAGAGAGGAACTAAGACAGGGTATTACAACTTTCAAGATTTAATACCTATACCATTAGTGAGGGATGTAATCCATGACAAAACATTATATACCACTTGAAGATATGAATTTTTTTTGGAGATTGGAACAAGTTGAAACCGTCATTAATTGTTATAAAAAAAAAATGAATATCGTACACATAGCAAGAAAAGTAAAACGTCCACAAGATGAGTGTGCAATTTTAATAATGGATTTAGGAAGGAAAGGAATGTTATGAGTGAGAGATTAGTTTTAACTTTGCCACCTAGTGTTAATCACATGTATATCAACGGAAGAATTGGACATCGATTGTCTAGAATATTAAGTAAATCTGCAAAAATGTGGATAGATGATACCGTAATTAAAGCATCAGATTGGAGAAAAAAGAATGAATGGAATACCGCACATCATAAAGTTATCGTTCGCCTTTGGTATTATTTTCCTGATTATCGTAGACGTGATACTCATAACACAATAAAAATCCTTATGGATGCTTTGGAAGATGCACAGATATACGTAGATGATAGATGGGCTTTACCACAAATTCAAGACTTTGATATAGATAAAGTAAATCCACGTGTTGAAATGGAATTTCAAATTGTAGAATAAGGAGAATGAAAATGAACTTCAAAGAATATCAAGAACTCGCATCACGTACATTAGATAAGGATAAAGAAACTGAAATTGTATTGATTAATATGAGTATGGGATTAGCAGGTGAGTCGGGAGAAACTGTTGACTACTTAAAAAAAGTTTTATTTCATGGACATGAGTTCAATGTTGAGAAATTAGCGAGCGAATTAGGTGATGTATTATGGTATATATCTTCAATCTGTACAGTATTAAATATAAATTTAGAAGAATTAGCTGCATATAATATTGAGAAATTAATAAAACGTTATCCAGAAGGATTCAGTGAATATGCTTCAATAAATAGAAAAGAGGGAGAAAATGAATAGAGCATTAGATATATTATTAATTTTTATATTCACAGGATTTTGTATTTTGGTTATATTAGATATTTATTTAACACCACCAAAAATTCAATACATTGAAAAACAGATAGTAAAAGAAATTGAAGTCCATCCGAAATTCAAAACATATGAAGTTACTTTTTATACAGAAGGTTATGAATCTACAGGTAAAGTAGTAGGCAATAAAGGATATGGAATTACCGCAAGTGGTGAACCCGTTATTGAAGGTAGAACAATAGCTTGTCCACAATCAATTGCATTTGGAACAGCTATATACATTAAACAATTAGAAAATGTGTTCTATTGTACAGACAGAGGTTCAGCAATAACTGAAGGCAAATTAGATGTTTACATTTCTGATTTAGAGAAAGCAAAAGAGATGGGAAGAAATGATATGGAGGTGTTTATATTACCATGATTTCATTAAATCCATTTATGAGTTGGGAAGATTTGGTTTGGCAAAGTTATTTCAGTGGAGAAGATTGTGGGTTTGATGATGTAAATATTGTAGGTTTTTACTATCATACTAAATTAGGTTTATTAGTTGAAATTAATGTAAAAACCATGGAAATATTAAGAGTTGGAGTTGATGATGAATATGGCTTTAATTAAACAAAGTTTAACAACAAGACAAAAAATAATATTAGATATGTATTTAAATAAAATTGGTGGTTCTAGAATAAGTAAAGATTTAAAATTATCAAGAAGCACAGTATATGCTGAACTGAGATTTCTTATTGATAATGGATTCACAGGAAAAGAACCTATCATTAAACCTTTACCAGAGCCTACATTTATCATTGAAGTTCCAGATACGTTGGTAGAAACCATGATAACTTTTAAATTAACAGATGAACAAAGGGAAATAATACTTAATAATAAAAATTTATCTCGAACAGAACTAGCTAAAAAATTAGGAATAAAAAAATCACACCTGCTTTATGTATTACAAAAAATGAATATTAATATGGAAACAAAAATGTCATGGCAGTATTAAAAAGAAAAGCCCTCTTTGGAGGGCTTATTTCTTTTTGCTTTTTCCCATTTCAGAAAGACCAATGGCAATTGCTTGCTTGCGTGACTTAACCATTTTTTTACTTTTACCTATGTTAAGTTCACCCATCTTAAACTCATGCATAACTTTTTCCATCTTAGTCTTAGGTTTAGCTTTTGCTTTCGTGACACCATATTCTTTTATTCTCTCTTTCATTTTTTCTGATTTTTCGTGTTTAGGTGTATGCGGTTTTGGCATTTTGAAACTCCTATCTAAATTTTTTAGTTTTTTCTGCAATTTTTTTTGGTTGTGAAACAAATTGTTTCCCTTGTTTTAAACCTTGTCTTTTAGCTTTAGATGTTAAAGAGTACTCAGAAGGTGATAAACTTTGAATGGCTTTCTTAGGTAAGTATCTTTCACCCGTTGCTTGTTTACCTTGCACACTAGGTTTACCAGATTTAGTTTGCCATTCTTCTTTAGTCCATTTGCTTAATGATTTTTGAGAAGAAGTCTTTGAACCTGTATATCCGCCACCTGCTTTTTTATATTCCAAAGCAAGTAACTGTGCTTTTCTTGCAGACCATTGACCAGGTTTTCCACCTTTATCTCCGGACATAATTTTATTTTTAATTGATTCTCGTAATGAAGGTTTAGTGTACATATCATTTACCTTCTTTTTTAGATTTTAATCTTTGAGAAATTGATTTGGCTTTTGCTTTTGCATCAGCTTTAGAAGATGCTCCCCATGCCTGTAAACTTAATAATAATCGTGTTGGTTCTCCATTAGGTTTTCTTTCAGCACCTGGCATATTACCCATACGTGCTAAGAACGAAGCTCGTCTAGGGTTATCTCCACTCTTCACAGGCGGTTTTAGATTGCCACCTGTTGCTTTATTATAAGCTGCACGACCTTTTGCATTGAGTCCACCTTTAGGATTCTGACCTTCTTTACGTTGCCACGCAGGAGTTTTCATTCTGACCATTCCTCAATTTCTTTATCAAGAATAATTGAAACATTACCAGAATGTTCCACTTTTTCTCTAAATAGTCCTAATGATTTAGCACCTAATTCAAGTGCTTTTAATTTTTCGTGCTTAGATGAATCTTCTGATTCTGCAATTTCTTTAATTTTTTTAATAATTTCTTCAGCAGACCACATAACATTTCTCATTCTTTCTTCTTGTAGTCTTTGCAATTCCATACTCACATCAGACCTTCTTAAAATTCTAGAAGCTGCCATTTTAGCTGATTCAATACTAACATCTGGATAAACTCTTAAATAAGCATTTTGTCCATGACCATCTATCAAATATTCTTCAATAAATCTTCTATGTCTTTCTAACATACTACCACTCCTTAATCATCACCAAAACCTTTGTTTTCTGTTGATGGATTATTAATGATTCCTGCTAGTACTAATACGGTTAGAATAGCATTAACATAAGAATTCCATTGTTCTGGTGTAATTTGTAATCCTGAATTTTGTACTACCATAAATACCAAAGATGCAATTGAAATCCACAAACCATAATTTTTTAATCTGTTTTTCATTTAGATTACCTCACTTTTTTATAATAATTAATTGTCCAATAGAAATTTGATTGGCATCTTTTATTTCTTTATTTAGTTTAAGCAATTGCTCAAGAGTTAATCCGTTGCTTTCTGCAATCTTTATTAATGTATCACCTGATTTAACTGTAACAGTTTTTACGGTTTTAGGCAAAGGTTTTGGTTCACTTGCATAATATTTTTCTAAATATGCAGTAGGTTCTGTATCTGTTCTCCATCCAAATGAAGGTGAAGATTTAGTTCTGATTTCATAATGTAAGTGTGAACCTGCACTTTGCCCTGTGTTTCCTTGCTTACCAATAGTTTGACCTTTTTTGACCAATTCGCCTTTTTTGACAGCACATGAATCTAAATGACCGTATAAATGCACATAACCATTCTTGTCTTTAATGAGTACTACATTTCCAAATCCACCAACACCAGTAAATTGAACAGCCATTTGAGCGTGTATGCATTCACCTTCTACGAATGCAGGCAAATCAGCTTTATCTTTTTTAACTAAATCAATTCCTGTATGCTTTTCTTTTTTACCAGTAATCGGACTAACTCTGTCTCCGTACGGTGAAGTGATAGTAAATCCTTTAAAAAAATCCATGATATTACCTCCTAGTTATTTAATACCATATTTAAAACTGATACTATGACTCCGCCAATGATTATGGCGGAAGTCCAGTATAAAGCACGTTCTAATTTGTCTATTCTTCTTTTGTTTTCGTTGCCTAATTGAAGTGCTTCATTTGCTGTATCTTTAGCAGAAGCAAACATATCTAGTTTAGTTTCAACTCTTGTTAATCTTTGAAGTATTTCTTCACTAATATCATTACGCAAACTTATCACCTATTTCAATTATTTTTATTCTGTAAATATTGATTCAACATCGGCTTACCTAAAAATTGTCTGATATAATTCATTTCTATTTGATGTAATTTAATTAATGATTTTTGTTTTTCTTTAGGTGATAAAGTATCATCATAACGTATTTGTTTTTCTAATTTTGTAAATTCTTGCAAATTCTTAGCTGCTCTTTCGAAAGCATTTTTTCTTTGATATTCTAAAAATTCAGTTTTATTTTTTAATGAAGTGTTATAAGATTCTCTTAATCTTGAAAGTTCTGTATAAAATTCATCAAAACTTTTTGTATTACTTATTTCTTTTGCAATAAATGCTTTGAATAAAGGAAGTTCTCCTGCTTCTGGAAATGGCTTTTTCAAAGAATCAAAAGGTTTTAATACTATATCTAAAGCCATTAAACCATACTGTCCTAATGTACCAAAATATCCTTGAACCATATTATCTACATATCTAGGTGTAGCTAAAATTTCTAATGATTTAATATCTCTATAACCTGGTATTTTTGAAACAATTTTACCAATTAACTTTGCACTTTCTGAAGTATTATATCCAAATTTTTCTTCTGGAGGTAAAAATTGTTCTCTAACAGGAACTATTTTTGAACCGAAATAATTAGTATTGCTTAGAGATTGGATAATTGGTGATAAAAGCGTAATACCAAAACCATTAGCAGGATTAGCAGGGACAAAGTTAAAAGTATTCATCACTGTTTTTCCGAATCCACTCCATGGTTTATCTGTCTGGTCTAATGTACTCATTATTCTTTCTGGTATTACTTTAAATATAACACCAAGCTCAAAAGGTATTGGTAATCTATAATGCACGTCATTAATCCAAAAATGCCAAAACAAATCTTTATCCCAATCTTGCAGTTCTTGATATTTCGGATTTTCTCTATTTGCTAAGTACAAAGAAATTGTTGGTAAAGTAATATAGATAATACCTTTACCCAATGCTTGATTTCGTGTTGCAGGGTCTTTAAAAACACGAATGGTTTTATCTAATCCTTGAATTGCTGAATTAAAGAAAGCTGAAACTGCATTTATTCTTTTACCTACAGAACCTCTACGTGCAAAATCTATTAAATCTCTTGAATCTAAAGCTGCTTCTTTTGTGATTTGAAGTTCTGTCTTTCCTTTTCCTTCAAACTTTTTTAAACCCTTAGCAAAATTTCCAACTTTACTTGAAGTTTCAATGAATTGTGAAGCTCTTTCTACAATTTCTAATGGATTTTTAATTATATTCATTGCAGATAATTTAGATTTTTCTTTTATAATTTTTCTTAAATCTTCCTTTAAATAATTTCTATCTAAAGTTGACCTAAAACTTTGACCTGCACCAGAACTTAAGAATCTTTGATATTCATTACTCTTGCCAAAAATATGGAACATACCTCTAATTAAATCTACATAAGGAACATATCCTGATTTACTGTTTATTGCATAAGAAAATTGGTCACGGAATAAATTTTTAAACCAGAATTCAAATGTAGAAGTTATACCGGTTCTAAAAATTCTAGTTGGTAAAGATAAAGCATTAAATATAACCCCTAGATTTCTACTATCACTTAATGTTATTGCATTGTATAAATCGGGAGATAATTGATAAAACTCTTTTTTAATTTTACCTCTTACATTTTTACTTATTGTTATTACATAATCTTTATTTTTTACTACGCTTGGATTTGGTCTAAAAATTTTAGCCATAGCATCATAATTAAAATTTTCAAATACATTTTCAATTGCATTAATTTGATTATTACTGTGTTCTTCAATAGCATTTATTGCATCATCGTATTGTTGTTCAGAAATTTTTCCGTTTAATAATTTATCTTCTAATAAATTTTTAGCTTTTATTTCTGCATCATTTATTGCTTCTACCTGTTCATTAAATTGATTAAAAATTTCTTTTCTTATTTCCTTTAATTTAAAATTAGTTACTTTAGTTGGAACTTCTAATTTTTCTATGAATTTACCTGTTTTAGCTAAAATAGTTGTATCCCCTGTTCTATAGATTCTATCTATAAAACTATTTATAGCTTTATTTTTTTCAGCAATATATATAAAACTATACGTATTTTTTATAATACTTTCTAAAGGATTGATGATTTCTCGTGTATCACCCTTCATTCTAAAAATTGTAGGTACTAGTCCAAAAGATTTAGCTTGTGATGGTGAAAGTTCATCTAAATCATAATCTCTATAATAAGGTACATAATTTGGATTTTTTGCAAACATTTCAGAAAATTCTTTTGTAGATATTTTTTCTGCTTTTATTAATTCACTTAAAAGAAGTCTCTGATAATTAATTAATTTCTTTTGTGCATTAATAAATTCAGGAAATTTATTTTCTAAATCTTGTATAACTGCCATTCTATCAGAATCTAAAGCCTTATTACCAACATTAAATCCTCTATTTATTAAATCAATAGCTCTTTTGTTAATAATATAAATAATAAATTCATCTATATTATTTTGTACTGGCTCTAAAATTTTAGTTAATGAATCCTCAACTATATCTCCTTTATCATTTGTCACACCTTCTTCAAGCCATTGCCTTGCTTTTTCTGCTGAACCTTTAACTAATCTAATTTCTCTAAAAACTTCTTCACCTTTTTTACCATATGGTTTTAAAATTTTTTCTAATGGTCTTTGTTCATCAACAAACCAAGTATAAAAATTTTCCATAAAATTTGATAAATTTTCTTTTAATTTATTAAATGTAGGGAATTCTATTTTTTTCTTTTTTCCAAAAGAAATTTCAGAATATAATCTTTCTAATCTATTTTGACTTGCAAATTTTTTAATATCATCTTGTAATTTCAAAATCTTTTTTTTGTCTTCTTTAGTTAAAATATTATCTAATAATTCTAAAAATGCAGGTGAATCTTTTGCTTCAAATTCTGGATAGAAAAAATATCTTCTTGTAAATTCAGCTAATCCTTCTTCAAAATATTTTCTAGTATTTGGTTTATATACTTTTGTCCATCCTGCATTTTCAATATATTTTTTACTTTCTAAATTTATATCATTTTTTAAATAACTATATTCATTTTCTAATTTTTTAAAGATATTGTATTTTCCAAAACTTAAATAATGTGCAAACTCATGAGCTAATGTTTGAATATCATCATACGCTCTTGTTTTAATTCTTCCACTTATTGGTTTATAAAATCCTAATGCTCTTTTTAAACCTCTCCCAGCATTTTTTGTTGAATACTTTATTCCAAAACCTTCTTTAAACTTTCTAACTATATCTGAAAGTCTGATAATTTCTTCTTTATTTAACAATTCTAAATTATTGTAATTGCTTCCTTGAGGAAGTAATGTAGTAATTTGTCCGAATCTAGCTTTTTTACCAATAATTTCAGGATTAATAATATCTGCGGTTGATGTAGGATAAACTAAAGTAGTATCTCCAATTGTTTGCGTTTTTTTGGAAAAACTTTTAGATAGTATATTGTTATTTTCTTTAAAATCACGAACTATTTTTTTGTTTAATAATTTTTCTTTATTTAATATTTGTGATTTTATTTTTTGTGATTTTTGTAAATCTTGTTTTTTAACTGTTATTTTTTGAATTTTTGGTTTTTTAATATTAGCGTAAATAACAGAACCATATTCTTCATTATCTAAACCTTTTAATCCTCTTACATCAACACCATCATAACCTAAATATTTCATAATTTTAGTTGAAACGGAATCTTCGAATTTTAATTGTTCTAAATCTTTATTTTTATAAAGAGATGATATATCTTGTTTTAATATTTTTTCAATATCTTTTATCTGTTTTTTATTTAAAGAAATTCCATTTTCATTCATTACATTTTTAAATTTTTCAATAAAATTTAAAATATTTTTATCTGAAATAAATGTTTTAAAATATGGTTCTATAAAATCATTATAATAATTATTTGCAATTGAATTTATTTTTTTTAAAGGTATTGAATTTTCATAAATTTTATTTAATCTTTCTTCTTCTCTTTTATATAACTTAGTAATCTCTAAGCTATTTAATTTTTCGTAATCTACAATAATATCAAAATTATATTCATCAAATTTACTAAGTTCATCTAATTTTTTTCTGTATTCAACTTCATATTTATTTTTAGGAATTTCTAAATTATTAGATTTAATAAAATCATCTGTTAAATAAGATTTTAAATTTCTGATAAAATATTTTCTTTGATTATCAAAATATTCTGGATTATATCTTTCTTTTATAAATTCTCCTTTAAAATCTTCATCTAAAAAATCATTTATAAATTCTTCTGTATTTTTAACATTTATATTATTTAATTCATTTATTTTAATTGTATCATTTAAATTTTTATCTAAATTTAATTTTATTGTTTTTGCTAATTCTTCTGAATTTTTATCTATAAATATTTTATTATTAGCTTCTTTTAAAGCATTGTGTAAATCATAACCAATCTTTTCTGTTTTTGGTCTAAATAAATTTAAATTATTTAAATTTATTTCTGTTACCGGTTTATTTTCTGATGGTCTAAATGATTCAGCTAAATTTTTACTTCCAAAAAAATAGTGACCTGTTCCGAAATGACCAGTTCCTCTGTTACCAGTTTGTTGTGATAAACCTTCAGATATTTCATTTGGTTTAAAAGTTCCACTTCTATAACCTTTATTTTCAATCAAAGGTGAAATATAATCTAAATTTTTAGCTGCATCTTTTACTTCTTGTGTATTTTTAATTGATTCAATATCTTTTAAAACTTGTTGTGTTTGAGGATTAGATTCTACATTCTTAAATATTTTAGATAAACCTTTACCAATTAATTTTCCTCCTGCATAAACAGCAGGGTCTAAAATAGCACCACTCAAAGTATCTACAGCAAGTTTTGAAATATTATCTTTAGCTGAATAACTATCTGGATTGATTGCTTCTCTTACACCAATTTCACTACCACTAATAGCAGCACCAATAGCAATACCTTCTTTTGCTTGTTGTCCTGCAATTTTTCCTAGTCTAACTAGTTGTTGAGTTTTAGTTGCACCTTTAGCAAGTTTAGGAATAGATTTAGCACCTAGACCAACAGCTTTTGCACCTTTGGCTAATCCTAAACCTGGTATTAAATAACCACCTAACGTAGATGCTGTATCTAATGTTGCACCTACTTTGTCATTTTTAAAACTTCTTCCATCTCTATAACTAACATCTTTTCCTAAAGCCTTATCAGCTTCTCCGGTTATACCAAAAGAAGCACTATCTAAAAATCTTTTTCTTAATCTATCTGTTTCTTTTCCAAATCCACTCGGAAAAATTTTAGAAACAATAGGTGCTAAAGGACTTTTTAAAAGAAGACTATCAGAAGAAACTGCTTTTAAAATAGGTTTAGGGATAATGCCTGTTGTTTTTTGAACAATAGATGTAGTTGGTATTTTGGGTGTAATTATTGGTTCTGATTGTTGAACAAATCCTCTATTTAGAGAACCTGGGATATTTCTTATATCTTGTGTTGTTTTTGCTTTTCCATAACCAAATGTATAAGTGTCTGAAGAACTTGGTGTATTTTTTATGTCTTGTTGAGTTGTTGTTTTTGTTTTTCCATATCCAAGTGTGTAAGACATTTTATCACCACTTAATTTTATTTATTATTGAACTAAATTTTGTAAAGTTAGACCTTGCTTTGGTAATTTATCTTTTGCTGTACTAAGTAAAACTTTGTAACCATCTTCACCAAAAGTTTTAACCAATGTTATTCTATCCGCTACAATCTTATTATACATTTCTTCAGGTGTTATTGAAAATCCCCTTCTTCTTTCTGGAAGTCCAACATCTTGTTGATTAACATATCTTAATTCTTTACCTGTTACAATTTGATTATATATATCTGAAAAAGAAGGGTCTGTATTGTAATCGTATTTTTCTGGCTTTGAAGTATCTTGTTGTAATTTATACGCTCTTTCTTCAGCTGTTTTTTGTTCTTGATATGCTCTATCTTCAGCTTTAATAGCATCAGTGTATGCTTTTTCTAATTGTTTTAATTCAAAATCAGATTGTGCATTAGCAACTTTAGATAAATAATCTTGTTCAATCATTGATTTTCGATTAGCTAAATCTTGTTGTGCTATTTGTTGTTGCTGACCAATTTGACCTAGTTGTCTAGTTAATCCCATACCCCTTGAAAGTTCTGATTGTGCAGCAAGACCACTCATTGTTTGTCCACGAGCAGCCATATATTCTGCAAGATTACGTGCTTGTTGCATAGATTGTGTAGCAGCTCGACTACGTAACGCTTCATATTGTGGTGTTAACTGTGATTGTTGTTGACCTATCTGTGCTAAAGCCTTTTGTTTAGTTAAGTCTAAATTTGAAAGTACTTTTTGTTTGGATGCTGCAAGTAAATCTTGAAATGATTTTTGAGAACTAGTTGTAGTTGGTAAACCTATTGTACCTGCTTGACTAGGTGTTGTTGTTGTAACGACTTGCCCAGTTGTAGTTACTGGTTGTTGTGCAATATATTTTTTTTGGAAATCAGTTATAGCAGATTTTAAACTTTCAGGAAATGTACTAGGAAGTTCTGATGTTGTTTTTAATGTAGTAGTTAATGGATTTTCTGAAGTTGATTTTGCTGCAGTTACTGTAGGTTCTTGTAATTTTAATCCATATAAATTAGCTTGTCTTTTTGCAAAAACTTTTTGCCCTTCATTTCCACTTGTATATAATTGTTGTAAATATTTTTTTTCATTTTCTAAATTTGATGGAAGTGAAGTTTTATAACCTTTTTTTTCATATTGTTTTTTTATTAAAGTTTTTACATTATTTAAAATACCAACCATATTAATTCACCTTACTTTCTAGTGATACAATACGTTCGTTGAGAGAAGCTATAATAGATTGTTGTTCTTGAATAGCTTTAGTTAAAAGTGCTACCATATTAGGATAAGCTAATGATTCTGGTTCATTATTTTCATTGTATTGAACAAATTCTGTTAATCCTAAATCGTGAATTTCTTCCGCTATAAATCCTGCGAATTGTTTATCTCCATCATTTATTCCGTTATAATTAACAGGTCTTAATTGTAATAATTTTTCAATTCCTTTATTGTAGTCAGTTATGTTTGTTTTATATTTTATAGATGAAGTTGAACGCTGGATTAATCCTGTAACTGAACCGGATGCAGTTGTTGCTATAAATAAATTAGCTGCATTAGAAGTTGTTGAACCTACTGTCATAGAAATGCTTCCATCATTAGCAATTCTCAATCTTTCTGTAGGTGAAGATGCGTTATCAGCAGTTGTATAAAAAATAATTCTACCTGGCATATCATTTGTACCAGGTGTCCCATCTACTTCTACTAAAATTCTAGCAGCATCTACAATGTTAGTTCCATCCGAACCACCAAAACTAATACTACCTAAATCATCACCAGACTGAACAATGGTGTGAGAACCTATTGTAGCATTTCTGCTTTTTGCAAAATATAATCCGCTCGAGTTTTGGTCTGCACTAAATTGAGCATTTAGTGTTGAACTATAAGTTCTATCAGCACCTAACACTTGAAGTCTTGGAGTTATATTGCTTGTATCTAATCTTGTAGTAAATGTACTTCCGCCAAATGATAATCTTCCAGTACTATCCATTCTTGCTTGTTCAGAACCATTTGTTGAAATACCAATTGTATTTGCTGCAGGGAAATAAATACCTGTATCTGTGTCTCCACTAGTTGTTAATGAAGGTAAAGAAGAAGTACCTGCTGATAATGCTAAAGCACCTGTTAAAGTTCCACCACTTAGATTAAGTTTATTTGCACCTAAGGTATTTACTCCTGTATTTAAACTATTTATTTGATTCCAAACAGTAGTTCCTAAACTACCTATTGATGCAGAACCAATATTCTCAGCACCACTTGAACCTGCAACTGTTGAGTTTAAAACAGTTATTAAACTAGTATTAATATAATCTTTTAAATCAGAACCAGTCTTATCAAACTTAGCTTTTAATGCAGAACTTGTTAATCCATCTGTTGTATTAGGTGTATCAGATAAACTTGTTATATTATTGATTGCTACTGTGCAACTTGTAAATGCCATAAGTCACCTCTAAATAATAGATTTTGTTTTGCTTCCATATGATGGTGCTAGATTAATTGCTAATATTGTTAAATCTTCTGCGTTATTATTATCTAATAATAATTTAAAGAAAACAAACTTTTTGGCTTTTAATTTAAATCTAATTATTTTTGCGGAACTACCTAAGTAACTAAAGCTTAAAGAAGAAAAGTTTAATGCTGCAAAAGTAAATTGTTGTCCTACATTTAAACTTATTGTTTGAACAGGTGAATCACCTGATTCAGTTTTATAGTATAATGATAAACTTGTTGTTTGTGCCTTTAATGAAATCCATGCTTCATATAAATACTTTTGTAACCATTCAGCATTAAAATCATAGAATCCAGTTTCCCAATGTGATTTTATTGCTGTTCCATTATCTGTTGTATATGAAGAATCAAATTTCATTACCTGACCATTATCTGTTCCAAAGTATAATGTATCATCTTTAATTAATAATGGTTTAACATTATGTGCAAATTGAAATATATAAAAAGTATCTAATCTATAATTATAAATATATGCTTTATTTTGATAGCATAACCAGTACTCATAATTTTTTTCCCAGTCAATTGTTGTTACTGATTTTAAATCTATTGAATCTAATGATGGCTGTATTCTTTTGGAAATATATTTTGCATTTCGTTCATCTTGTACCGATGTTCCTATCCATTCTTGTAATCCTTTAAATATTGAAATTGGATTATTTTGAATAACTTGTATTTGTCCTAATGCGATATTTCCAATTACTTTATTTAAAGTATATAACGGGAAACTCGGAACTACAATACCATCTATTGTAGTTGTTTGATAGTAAGAATAATATGCCCCATTTATATCTGTATAAATAATTTGTCTGTCATATTGTCTTGTTATAGCAGTGATTTTATTTTCAGGTGTTCCAACATCATTATAAAAAGCTGTAGGAAAATAAGATGCGGATGGTAAACCATTTGCTAAGTTGGAATAATAATATCGATTAGTTCCTTGACCTGTTTGTTTCCCGTATAAAAAAATTCTAAAATCATTAGAACCGCCAAATCTTATATTATATTTTCTATCTGTAATTTCGGATTTAAGTAATGAATTTTTTGATGCAAATATAACTAAGTTCACGTTTCCATTCCCAGGATTAGAAGTTAAGGTTATTGTGCCATTAACTAAATTCACTGTATAGTCAGTTGTTAATGTTTTTAATGTTCCGTTTAAATAAACAAAATCAACACTATCTAAATTTGTTATGTTTACTCCATTATAATTAATATTATAAGTTGTAGTTCCATTTACTGTACTTAAATCTGTTTGCCATCCTTTTGCATAATAAACTTGAATTGTATTAGGTGAAGCTACAGGTTGTGAAATAAAACGTATTCTACCATTTTGTAAGTCAACAACATAGTCTGTTGTCACTGTTCTTAATTGAAAGATATTAGTAGTAGAATTGTATAAATATACATAATCTACAGATTTAATATTTTTCTCCGCTAATTGATAAACTAAAGGACACCAATAAGAAGTTCCTAATCCTTCTCGTGCATTTGAAATTGCTGCATAAGCAGTTTTAGAAACTATAAACCATATTGATTTATCTGTATGAATATAATATTTACCAATGCTTCCTGTTAAATCTATATTTGCATAAGATACTTCGGTTAATATTGTTCCTACATTATTTTTAACTACTACTATTGCATCTACTGAAGCTGTACCAGGAACAATACTAGCGATAGGTAAAGTTTTAACTACATGAACATTTGAAAATGTTGCTTTATCTAATGTATCATACTGTAAATCACTTATTGGATAATCTGAAGAACCAGTCAAAGACTGGTATCTTTTATTAGTTAATAAATTTAATGGTTCATATTCTGTAGCTTCAGTTCCATCATAAAGACTAGAAATTGAAACTTGTGGTACATATCCTTCCACAGAAGCAAAAGTAGTTCCATTCCAATAATAATATCCAGTTCCATCCATAATGTATAAATAAGTATTTCTTAAATAAGAAACAACACTTCCAAATGTATACGTAGTATCATCAAATGTAAAAAAATTAGTAACAGAATCACTTAGAGTAATTGATGGATTATATAATTGTTGATAAACATAAGTTGTTCCTAAACCATTTCTTGCTTCTGTTATACTTGCATAAGAACCTTTAGCAACAATTATCCAAATTGACTTATCTGTATGATAATAATATTTACCTACACTTGCTGTTAAATTTATATTAGCTTGAGAAACTTCAGTTAATGTTACTCCATTTGAATTTGCATATATATTAACTCCATCTACTCCGGTTGTCCCTGCTTGTATAGGTGATATTGTTAATGGTGTTGTTTTAATAACATCAACATTTGAATAAGAAGTATCAAGTGAATTATAATCTGCTCCACTTATTTCTTCTTGTACCCATATTTTTGAATCCATGGCAAATAAAAAATAAGTTACACTATTTATTGTACCGCTAAACATTCCTTGTATTGTTTTATTAGTACTGTATTGTGAAAATAATTGTTTATATCCTTCTCTTTTAGTTAACTTATAATTTTCAGTTAATCTAAAATTAGTCATGTTAGGACTTTCACCAAATTTAATCTGTGTATCACTTGAAGTATCTTCATTAATTCCTAAAAATTTATCTATCGTAGTAACAGGAGGATTTTTTTGTACTTGAATATTTGCCATTTAAAAACCTCCATACACGTTTAATATCTGTTCACTACTAGACGCTTGTTGTCTAGTACTTGAGAATTTTAATTCTTCAAATCTTTGATTGAAAAAAGAAGCAGATGCAGAATTTTCAGTCATCATTAAATGTGCTGCAAGTCCGTATGGCAATATCGTTCTTGCTGTAATATCATCTACACTTAATGTTTGAGATAAGTCGGAAGAACCGCTTCCTGTAAATGTAAGCAGTGTTGGTACAGGATAATAAACAATTCTAATGTTACCTTCAAAAAAATAATTAATGTAAAGTTTATTTCTACCTTCCCATTTATAATCTGCTTCTTTAGTATATTGGCGATATGTTCCATTTGCTAAATCCACATATTCATTTACTATTTGGTCAATACCTTTAAAATCAGAAGGCATTTCTTTTTTAATCCATGGTCGATAATCTGGAACATTACTTGATGATAAGAAGGGTACATTAAATAAAGCACGATTTACATTTCTATAGTAATTAGTTCCACTAAAACGAATGCGTGAACTTGTTGCACCTAATGTAGGTGTGACAATACCTTTATATGGCAAGAAACCACTTGTAGTTGAAGTGGTTGTAATGGTTGCAAGTGTATTCCATGAACCTGTGTAATCTTCAATATAAACTGTTCCAATATTGTCTGCTTCAAAGTAATAGGCTTTAATAGAAGAATTCGTTTCATAGGTAACATCCGTTCCTGTAAATTCTTCTACTGTAAAACCTGAATTATAACCAAGTTTATTTTCTATTGGTTTATTAGAAATTTCATATGTTGAAAAAACATCACCTTGTTTTAAAAGTTCTGCTTGTAATAAATTCAATATGTTAAATGTTTTAACTCGGTAACCAACAATATCTGTTTCGGTTAATGTGCCTAAGTCATTTCGTTGGTCTATTAAATCCATGGTAATATTAAATACTTGTTCTACTGTAGTAGACATTTAAATACCCCATTTACTTTTTAGATAATTATAAATTAAGGTTTGTTCTGCTATATTTAACAAACGATTATACACAATAACTTCTCCGATATATCCAGTGATAAATGATGCACCGCTTACTGTATCAGCATTAGCACCAATTGAATGTGGAGCAAATGAATCTGTTGAACTAAAATTTCCTTTGGAAGCTAATGTTAAATTTGCAGTAGCATTTTGTACATTGTTAATATATTGACGCATAACTGGTGTGCCAGCAGTAACTGGATTTTCTGCATTTACGTCCCAAGTACCATGCAAAACTATAGCTCTATCTGTTGTTAAAGAAGTCGAACCAGTTACATTAATAGTTACGTCTGCATCTTTAATACGACCAGTCAATCTAAGATTAGTGTTAGTTTTTCTAAGTGCAACACGAATTGACCCAGTTCCTCCAATATCCATTTTAAAAAGTGTTGAATTGAGTATAGCAGTATTTGTTGGATTAGCAACTGTAAAAATTGTACATCCAGTGGCATTATTTAAAATACTTTTTGATGCTTCGTCAACTAAAAGATAATCTGCACCATCAAAAAATAAGCAAGATTTATTATTGAAATTAGCTTCTGATTTTTTAAAAGTTGGTTGAATTGATGCTGAAGATTGAGTTGCATTCCAAGAATTTCCACTTAAATCTGACCATGTTGAAACAGATGTATCATTTGATTGATTAATTTTATTCGCATCAAACCATAACTTTAAATTAGTTATTTTTTTTGGATTAAAATTATTACCACCAAAAAGCAACAATCCCATATTATACACCTCGATATATGAGGTTAATAGTTCTACTAGCACCTTGGTTTACAGGAGTACCAGAAGTACCGCTTCTTAATTTTAAATAACGGAAAGATACAAAATCTATAGGTGAAACAACAATGTATCTGGAAGCTGCCGCTGTTATTGTTACTTCTCCACCATTAATATCATATACGTTATTAAATGTGGAATTGTCACTGCTTGCTTGTAAAGTTATATTTGCTGCAGTCCAAGATGATGGAAGTTCAATAGCAACTAATGTCTTACTTCCTAAGTCTATAGTTCCTGATAAAGAAGCACCACTCGCAATAGTTGCTGTTGTTTTTAATAGCATCATTTCTGAATTATAAGCCATTACATTTCTCTCCTCTATAATGTACTAATAAATTTCCTTTATTATCAAATTCTTTATTACAAAATTTACATTTATAATTTGATTCTATAGGAAAATGTTGTGATAATTTTTTAATTATATATTCATTATCAGTTATATAATAACCGTCATTGTCAAATTTAATATATTTAATTGTTCCTATTGGTTTTTTAAAAGTAACTAAAAGATTAGGTTCGCCTTTATATTTCATGTTTACCCCTTAATTTAAAATAAGGGGGCAATTAAGCCCCCATTATTTATTATGGTAATTCTAAGAATAAAGCCCCTACTGTTTGTGCACCAACAGTAATATTAATTACTTGTGCACCTGCTGAAACACTACCTACTCCTGCACCTTCAAAAACAATTGCATAACATTGGTTTGCACCAAGTGTTCCTAAATCTAGACTTCTGCTTCCCCAGAAAGTTCCTGCGGAAACTGTTACTGTAGCACCTGATGTAACAGAAGCGATAATTAAAACGCTTCTTGTATATACTCCAGTTGCAGAAGGTGTAATTGTATGATTACCTGCAGCTAAAGTAACAAACGATGTGTTTGTTCCGAGTGCTAAACCCGCTACAGTTGCTGGGCTGGTTAATGTACTATATGTTGATATTACTGTTCCTGCTACGTTTGCCATTATAAAGTTCCTCCTTTATTAAATTGTTGATTCAGCAGAGAATGTTAATGTTGCTGTGTGAAGAAGATTTGGTTGAATTACTCTTGCACCATATACGTGTAGACCACGAACACCAGTATCAAAAGTTGATTCAAGACGCATAGCTTCAGTTTCAAGAATTTGTGAAGCAAATGCAATAGAATTATAAGAACCTGCCATTACTTTAGAAACAGGAACAGATACACTTCCAGTATTAACAACTTGGTTAGTTACGTAGATATCAAATCCTAAAGCATCTGTCCAAGCCATACCACCTGTTCCGTTTGTTCCATTGTTAACTTGGAATCTTACACCTGCAAGTTCTAATTTTAAACGTACCCACGGAGGAATAACCATCCACATATCAGCATCTGATACGTTAACTTGTGCAAGAGATTGTTGAATTGCACCTATAGTTGAAAATACATTTACAGAAGTAACACTAGCACTTGAAGTTAGAGCTGCTTGACCATGTAATCCCATGATATAAGTGTCAGCTGCTTGTTGAAGTTTATAAGCTGCTCGGTCAGCTTGACTACCTTTTGCATCTACAATTGCTTGTGCTTTTTCAATATCTCCAATTTTAAATGCAAAATAATCTTGTTGATTAATTTGTAAAACAATTGAAGCATCTTGAAGATTTTCATAAGAAATTGATGCACCAGTATAAGAACTGATTGTTGGGTCTGCAAGACCATTAAAAATTACAGTATCACCAAATTTTTTGATGTCACCTTCTGCACTTAATGTACAAATACGCTTACCAACTAGATTATCTTCTAGTGTACGTAGAATTTTTGTAGACCATATTTGAGGAATAAAATTTGAAATAGTCATTTATATGTTCTCCTTTACCATTTTTTCATAGATTCATTAATAGCTTTCCAATTTTCATTTACTTCTTTTGTAGACATTTTGGAAACTTGTTCTTTTGTAAAGAAAGTAGATGAACTACCGTCTGATTTAATTGAACCAATCGATGCACCTGCATTCTCTTGATTCTTTTGTTCAATATTTAGTTTTTGTTTTAATAATCTATTTTCATATTTCATATAAGCATCTACTAGGCTTTTACCTTGTTCAACTTCTTGCCATACATCAACTGGTATGGAATCTGGTTTGACATCTGGATATGCTTCTAGAAAGTTTTGGAAATCCATTTGTTGTTTTGTTTGTAATTCTTGTTGTTGTCTTTCACTTTCATATTTTTCTCTAAACTTTTTGTTTTCAATTAATTCTTGAATTACTTCTTCCGGAACATCTTGACTTTGATATTGTTCCATAAGTTCTTGTTCACGCAAGGCTTCTCTATATTCAGATTCTGTTGTAATGGGTCTACCATTCCATTCATAACCTTGTTCAGCAATATATGAATCTCGTGCTTCTTGTTTAGCACGTTCTACTGCTTTTTCATAGTTCATGCCTTTTTGTGCAAGTTCTATGGCTTTTTCTTTATCAAGTCGAATTTGTTCTTTGTTGTACTTGATTTCTAAGAAATCCTGTACATTATCCTGAACATTATCTTGAACATCTATCTGTTCAGATTGTGGTTCAGTTACTACTGTTTCGATGATTTGGTTGTCATCCATATATAATATCTCCTTTGCTATGGTGAGCAAGATAGTTTACTTCATCTTTTTAACTGTTGTTTTTTTGTAAACAGCTTTAGGTGCTGTTGCTTTAGGTGCTGCCATTTTTGTTGCTTTTTTTCCCATCATTACTGCCATCATCATACCAATTTTATTTTTACCTTTCATTACATTCCACCTCCTTGTGGTTGCATCATCATTTGCATGACTTGTTTTTCTTGCTCATCAGGTGGAAGTTGTTGAATTTGTTGTTGTTGTTCTGGTGGTAAACCTTCAACAAATCTAGCCATCTGCTCATATATAAACTGTTGTTTGATGTCCTGTCCTTTAATATCTTCTAGAAGTGATTGTTTCTGTGCAATCAATCCAACAGGAATTCTTTCTAAATACTGTTTGAATGAAATTGCTTGTTGTTGTAGTAATCTATCTAATGTTTCAATCGAAGCGAGTTCAGACCAGTAAGAAGATGCACCAACTTCTACTTTAATTCTAAATTTCATTTTTTGTAAATCATCAAAGTTAAATTCAATTACTTGATGTTTACCCATAATTTCTGCATCAATTTTTCTTGTTCCATAATAGTTAGCCATGTAGTCTAACCAAATATATCCCATATCTTCTAAAAATTGATACATATGTTGTTTAATGTTTTCAAGTGGTACTGCAGCAGCTTGTTGAACTGCAATAATAGAACGACCTGATGCACGTTCAGGATTAATATCTCCAAGTAAATTATCACTTGCACCTAACATATCCTTGGTATAGTTAATGGCTAGGTCAATTGTTTGCATTACTTGTCCAGACATAACACCTGGATTTAAATACTGTGCTACATTTCCAACACTTTCATTACCCATGCGTTCAATTCCAATTGCTGCACCGATTTGGTTATTCCATGCAGTAATCATGTTCTTATTATAGATAACCTTTGGAAACGCAGTATGCATGAGTGACATCATTGACATTGCAAACATTTTATTTATAAAGATTTGATTGGGAATAATTCCTGTAACGAGAGCTTGTCCATGGTAAGAATTCTTTCGTACATCCCAATTCATCCAAGTAACAGGGTAAAGAGTAAGTTTTGTGTCCCACTCGTTTCGAATCGTGGTGAACTTCGTAATTTTTTTAGCAAAAATTTTTCCGTCTTTACGATAAAGTTTTAATAAAGATGTAGTTTTACCAAAACCATCAAATTTATAATCAAGTTGTACTTGAGAACGGTCTCCAGATTGATAAAAAGTTTCTTCATCGCTTCCGATTTTTAAAACTTCATCTTCTGGCATGCCGTTCGCACGTGCTTCATCTTGTAAATTAGCAACTAATTCTCTAGCAGAAATGATAATATAACGTTGTTTTTGTACATCTTTTTCATTTGGGTCACCAAAAAATACATTTACATTGTCAATTGAATCTACATCAATATCACCTTTAGCCATTTGTCCTGCATCTATTTTGGAGTTCCACCAAACATATCCGCATCCATCTCCGCTGATTGCAGAGTCTAAAAGCCATTGACGTAGTTTTGAATTCATTTTATTTTTTTCCCAGAGTGTTGCTGAATAATCACTTAGAAGTTGAGCTGCTTTTTTTAAACGTTCTTCTTCTTCTGGTGTATCACTAGAAACAGCTTCTGGAACAAAATGTAGTGTAGTATTCTGACTTAAAATTGCAGAAACGAAGTAATTAATAATTCTTTTTAATATGTTAAAAACAGGTGTGGGAAGTCCGTTAGAAACAACTCCGTTCCACTGGTCACCTGCATAAAATCTTTCGTTCTTATTTACTGTTTCATATAGATTAATTTTGTGGTTGTAATCGATTCCTGCCTGATACTGTTTCCATTCATCTGTTTCTTTTGTGTTGTAAGAAGGAGGATTATTTTTAGCCATCTATTACTCCTTTTTTGGCGTAGGACTTCCATCATACGTCATGAGGTTATTAAGTCCTTCTGTTATAAAATCTTCTCTATTTTTTTCTTGTTTAATAGGTTCGGTTTTAGGTAAGTTTACGATTGGTTGTATTTCTTTTCCTTTATTTAAATCTAATCCATCTTTTAATCCTAATCTATACATAATAGGTAAAAAAGCTAATGAGATTGTTAATAAAATAATAAGAAGTACTTCCATTGTTCACCATCCGTATTTTAAATAAGTATCATGTATTTTATAATCGCTATTTCCTTCGTTGCGATTACGTTCGCTTTTAAAAATTCCTTTTGGAACTACAACATCATTCTTTTTAGAAGGTGGTGTACGCATCGTACAAAAGTAACGTAATGCATCTGGGCTATGTGTTATTTCATGAGGGTCATTTGATACGTCATTTATACGTTTATCATCGTGTTGTAGCAATGGAATATTCTTGATGAGTATAACACAATTTTTCCAAATTTTCAAGCGTGTACTATTGACATCTACACCTGTTTGTGAATCCTTAGTTTTGTACACTTGAATCCATTCTTTTACGTTATACCATCCTTGTACTCTATCGTTATTAGATTTGTTTAAGAATATGCCATTCTCTTGGAATACTTCCGCTGCACTCTTTCCTGTATCCTGTCTTCTATTCCAAAGGTCAGGAGGTGCATAAAATACTTTTATTTTTTCTTTAGTTAAAGATAAGATTCGTTTTGCTGCATCACTGATAATAAGATTAGGTTCACAAAATTCACGATAAACAAACGCATTTCCTTCATTATCCATGGCAATCCAGTACACAGCTAACATATCTAAACCATAGTCCATGGTTACATACTTATCCCAATATTCCGGTATATCAAAAGGTTCGATAACATGTATTTCTTTGTTAAATTCTTCAAAGTATTGACCTTCAAATGCATCCCAATCTCCATATAACATAGCTTTTCTACGTGCATCTGGTAGGTTTTCAAGGTTTTCTACGTATTCAGGGTTATTAGTCATAAGGTATTTGTTGTCATACACAGTAGATTTGATGAAATGATAGTTCTCTGCTTTCTCTTTTTCAAAATAAGTCTTATCAATAAACAATCTTTTTACCCAATTATGACCAACTCCGCCTGGATTGCAGGTAAAATACATACGTGGGGAAAATTTTTCTTTCATAAGACCGCTAGAACGATTAGATTCTGTAAATGTTCTGAACTGTAGTTCTGTAAATTGTGTGGCTTCTTCAAGAAATATGACGTCATATGCTTGTCCTTGATACTGAAGTACATCTGACTCTGTTGAACAGTAACCAAGAACAATACGCGAACCACTAGGAAAGGAAAACTCTTTGTTCATCTCTGAAAAATGTGCAATATCTTTTAACATTTTCTGAAGCGGGAGTACATGGTTTTCACGTAACTCTTTTAAACTACGTCTTAATAGAAGTATCTGTATGCCTTCGTAACGCGTTGCAAGTAATACAGCCTTCATACGTGCTGCCCAACTCTTTCCGCCTCCTCTTGCACCTCCGTAAGCGATGTAGCGAGCTTTTGACTTAAAGAACTCGATTTGTCTTGGATATGGATTTATTTTAATTTGCATTTATTCACCTCTAAAAGGTTTTTTGGGAAAAATTTTTGGGAAGTGTCCCTACTTCATTTTACTCTCTATCAATTTATTTTACAATGTTCATAATGTTCACAAATTTGTCACAACTTTATAACTTTTATTAGAAGGAAACGATGGTATTGATGTCGAATGTATTTAGTATTTTAAATACTTAAAGAATAAGTTCAAAAGATTAAGTTCAAATGATTAAGTTCAAATACGTTTAGGGATAGGGGAGGGATTCTAAGGGAGGGGAAAGGGATTTTACATACACATTAAGTACATTTGTACTTATTTTTTTTGCTGTTTTAATGGAAAAAAATGGTATTTGTTGAAAATGGAAAAATGTATGTGATGTAATAATTTTATATACACCAAACGATTTTGGGTAACCT